ACACCCGGTTCCCGTTCGCGATCGCAGCCTGAGCAAATTCAAGGAATCAAGGCGGAGGAATTATGATAATTTCCGGTGCAAGTCTAACCGCGCTGTTCACGGGCTTCGATCTGATCTTTCAGCGCGCATTCGATTACTACCCGTCGTATTTCGCCGATATCACGAGCGTCACGCGATCCTCGACCAAGCGCCAGGAGTACCCCTGGCTAAAGCGCACGCTCGCGATGCGCGAGTGGGTCGGAGAGCGCGTGCTTCAGGCGCTCGAGACCAACAATTTCTCGGTCATCAACCGGCACTTCGAGGCGACCGAAGCGATTGATCGCGATGACCTCGAAGACGACGTCCAGGGGGTTTACGAACCGATGATCTCCGAGCTCGGGCGCATCACCAAGGTGCATCCGGATTTGCTGATCTTCGGGATGATCAAGGCGGCTCTGGCCAGTATCGATAATCCCTCGGGCGCGGCCTACGACATGAACGGCGTCTCGGTCGGCGTGCCGATCTGTTATGACGGCGTGACCCTGTTCTCCGCGGCAGGCCATCCAGTCGGGCCGGCGGGAGATACCGTTGCGGTCCCGAACATAAACGATTCGGGCGGCGCAAATCCCTACTGGATACTGCTCGACTGCTCGCGCGCGATGCGGCCGCTGTTGTACCAGGTGCGCAAGCCGTACGAAGCGGTGCACATGGCGGCGCCCACCGACGAGTGGGTCTTCAATCAGCGGATGTACCGCTACGGCGTCGATGGCCGCGATGCGGTCGCGCCGGGCTTGTGGCAGCTCATCTACGCGAGCAACGCGGATCTGTCGGTGGCGGCGAACTATGACGCCGCGCGCACCGCGATGCGCCAGATCAAGAACGATAACGGGCTGCCGTTCGGCTCGTGGGCTAATGCGAAGGGGCGCTACCTCGTGGTGCCGCCGTCGCTCGAAGGAGTGGCGAAGCGGCTGCTGCATGCGGAGTTCGGCGCGGGTGAAGGCGCCAACGCGGCGACGACCCAGACCAACATCTGGAAGGGCGACGCCGAGATAATTGTGAGCGAGTACCTGGAATAGGCGCTCGGCGATTAGAGGCGATTTGAGCGATTAAATTCCGGCGGGAGAACCCAACCCCGCCGGAACTTTCAAAGAGGCGGCGGAGCGCCATAAGCGCAACGCGGGCGTTGTGTGTGGGGCGGAGGTCGAGGGCGATGGCGGCGTGTGCGGGATGTAGTGCGGATTTCGAGCCTCGAAAGGATGGCGGCCGGCGGCAGAAGTACCACTCGTCCGAGTGCCGCCGGTCCCATCAGCACGGAATCGAGCGTAACGCCCGGAAGAAGCTGCTGGCTCCCCGCAAGGCGCGTGCGCGCGCCTTGTCGGCGGCGCAACACAAAGTCCTCGCGCGAGTCCATCAAAGCCTAGCGCGAGCCGCCGCTGCATATAATGAGACTTTCGGCGGCGCGGTGGCAGAGCACGCCTGATGATCTACGCGACTCTCACCGATTTGCAAAACCGCTATCCGGCGCGCGACCTTATCGCGGTCTCGGATCAGAATAACGCGGCGATCCAGGCGGCGCCGATCAACCAGGCGCTGGCCGATGCTTCGGTCGAGATCGATTCCTACCTCGAAGCGCGATTCCAGCTTCCGCTCACCGATCCGCCCGCGGTGCTGAATCTACACTGCTGCACGATCGCGATGTACCGGCTCCAGTCGCTGCGTCCGCTGCACGATCTCGAAGACGCCCGCAAACGCTACGACGATGTCATCAAGTTTCTGACCTCGGTCTCGCAGGGCAAGCTGACGCTCGGCCTGGCGGCCGATTCGGCTGAGCCGCCGCAGGCGCCCGACGCGGTCGTGACCGCATCAGATGATCCGGTGGGCGGATGCCCGCGGCGCATCTTCGATCGCCGCAAACTGAGGTCGCTGTAATGCCGACTAAGCTGCGCTTCACCGTGGTCGCGGGAAAAGACCTGGGCGAGAAGCTCACGGCCACCGATGCCGAGGCACGCCTGGCGATTGCGCGCACGGTCCGCGCGGCGCAGCTCGACCTTCAGAACGCGATGAAGCGCAATATCAAAAAGACTTTTCACCAGCACACCGGCGATTTCCGCCGATCGATCGCGATCGAGCCGATCACCGTTTCTGGTCCAAACATCACCGGCCCGGTCGGGACCAATCTTGAGTTCGCGGAGATCCAGGAAGAAGGCGGCGAGATCCACGCCAAGCGCGCGCGCAATCTGACGATCCCGCTCGAAGCGTTCCTGACAGGTAAAGGCTCGGCCAAGGGCAGCGCGCACGACGTGATCGCGGCACCCGGCAATTACGGTTATGACGGCACGTTCTTCTCCAAGGGCGTCCTGTTCGGAAAGAAGGGCGACCAGGTTGATCCTCTGTTCGCGCTCAAGCCGTCAGTGACCTTGCCCGCGCGTCCTTACGCGCAGCCCGCACTCGATGAAGTCGGCCCCGTCTTCGAGCAGCGGCTCGAGAGCGCGCTGGAGGCACTGCTATGAGCCAGCCCGCGTTCAATCTGGACGATCCGACGACTTATCCGGGCGAGCAGTTTGCGCCTCCGGTCGCGACCGATCCGGGCACGATTCAGACCGCCGTCATCGCGCAGCTCAAGGCCGCGCAGCCGAATTTTCCCGCGATGGCGGGAATCGAGATCGATGGCTTTCCCGACGATGCCGAGTCGTGGCGCGCGGTCAATCAGATCGGCACCGTCCTGGTACGGTACGAAGGCAGCAAGTACGGCGAGATAGAGGATGTGGGCATCGTCGCCCAGTCGCGCGAGATGAAGTTCCGGCTGGGAATCCTCGCGCGTGGCCTCGGATGGTCCGATGCGGCGGGGACCTCCCCGCAGGGCGCTTATTCGATCCTTTCGGCGTGCCTGTCGGCGCTGCTCGGCTTCAAGATTCCCGGCTGTTCGAAGATCCACGCCGCGGACGACGAGTTTATCCGCCGCGACAAGCAGGGCGCCATCTGGATTTACGCGCTCGACCTGATCATTCCGACTTACGTGGTCGAAGCGCCGGCGGCGTCGGCGTGGCCTGCGCTCAGCAAGGTGAACGTAAACAATCAGGTCCGGATGCGCGGGGTCGCGGGAGATTTCGATCAGGCGGCCGAGGGTGATTTCGATGATCTCTCCGGCGCCGGCGGCGACTTCGACACGCTCTCGGAGATCGCGAGCGATCTCGTGTCGGGCGAATCCGTCAGCACTGAGGACAAACCCTAATGGCGGAGCTTTCGCGACGCGCGAGCGCAGCGAGCCGAGAGCCGGAGCCACGCGAAGGCGAACGCGACTAAAGAGGAGATTTTCAGATGGGTGCAATGTTTCACGGCGTAAAAATCAATGAGACCAATCTCGGTACCTCGCCGGTCAATGCGGTTCCCGCGGGGATTATCGCGCTAGTCGGAACCGCGCCGGAGTGGGCGGTCGAGGCGCCCGCGGTTGCGCCCGCGACGAATACTCCGGTTCTGGTCGGATCCGGTCTCGACGCCGCGAAATTCGGCCCGAGCATCCGCGGCTACAGCATCCCCTACGCACTCGCGGCGATTCTCGCGCAGGCGCGTCCCGGCGCCACTCCGCAAGTGATCGTGATCAACGTCTTCGATCCAACGGTGCATTTCACCGCGCTCGTCGCCCAGCCGATGAACTTCCCGGCCACCGGTGCGCAGGTTCTAAATCTCGCCCACATGGGAGTAAGCGCCGTCGTCCTAAAGAACGCGGGCGCCACGATTACCTATGTTTTGGGAACTGACTATACGATCGATGCGGTCAACGGACTGATTATCGCGATCAGCGGCGGCGCGCTCACCGTCGGCGAGGCGGTCACCGTGTCGTTCAATTACGCCGATCCGACCAAGGTCCTGGACGCCGATATCATCGGCGCGATCTCGGCCGGCGTGTACACCGGCATCCAGGCGCTCGAGACGACTTACCAGTCGATGGGGTTTTTCGCGAAGATCCTCATCGCTCCGGGATTTTCTCAGAACGAGGACGTTGCGGCCGCGCTCCTCACGATGTCCAACACGATCCGCGCCCGCGCGCTGATCGATTCGGCGCCGGCCACCTCTCGCGCCATCGCGATCTCCAATCGCGGGACCGCGGCCCAGGCCTTCAACACTTCGAGCTACCGCGCCGTGCTGTGCTGGCCGAACGTCCAGTTCACCGATAACGGATTGGTTCCGACCGGAGTGACGCTCGACAGCAACGGAAATCCGCTCACTGAAGTATTTGGCGCCACCGCGGTGCAGCCGCTTTCGGCATACGCCGCCGGCGAGTGGGCCGCAATCGTGCTCAGCGTGGGGCCATGGGAGTCGCCGTCGAACCACGAGCTGGTGGGAGTGCTCGGGCCGGACATCGCCGGTCTGTATCTCAATCCTTTCGATCCGAACTCGGATTCGCAGCTCGCCAACGCGGCCGGAATTGTCACGCTCATGTCGGCATTCGCAACCGGCTTCCGGCTGTGGGGCAACCGCGCCGCCGCGTATCCGACTTATACCGATCCCCTGCAGTTCCTGTGCATCCGGCTGATGACCGACGTGATCGAGGATTCGGAAGTGCAGTCGATGCTTCAGTTCATCGACTTGCCGCTGACCGCGGCGCTTATCGACTCGATCATCGCGAGCATCAATGGCTTTATGCGCGGCTACATCCAGCAAGGCGGCTTGATCGACGGCAACTGCTCGTTCAATGCGGCCG